CCCCATAGGTGCCCGCTACAGCCGCTACAGCCGCTACAGCCGCTACAGCCATGCCAGGCCATGCCAGGCCATGCCAGGCCATGCCAGGCCATGCCAGGCCATGCCAGGCCATGCCAGGCCATGCCAGGCCATGCCAGGCCCATTGGCTAGGTGTTGCTCACAATTAGCTTGCCATCTGTTTTTTTGCCATGGTAGTGTAGCGGTGGGCAATGCTGCCCAAAGGAGTTAACAACATGCCAAAACTTGTTACGCTACCCATACAAGCACCAACCACGCTACCAACCATTTTTGCCCACGTGGCCACAGCCGCAGCCGCCCTTAACTGGCAAGGGCCGGCCCTTTGCCATGCCTTGCATGGCGTGGTAAAAATGCGCGCTGAGCTTGCGCCGGGCTTGGTACAAGTGCGCGCTGAGCTTGCGCCGGGCTTGGCTCCAGTGGCACAAGCAAAGGCTGTAAGCGCTGCACTGCATGCTCAAGCAAGGGCCATAAATGGTACACTGTATGCGCAAGCCATTGCTTTGCAGCGCGCGCAGGAGCAAGCGGCCGCAGTCACTGCGGCCCTAAACAGCGCTTTGCTGGCTCTGGCACTGTTGTTGCCACAGGCCACAGACTACAGGCCATAGGCCGTAGGCCATAGGCCATAGGTTATAGGCCACCCCATAGGGTGGCCCTTGCCATGCCTTAACCCCGCCCTAGGCGCGGCCAGGGGTAGAATGTTACCCCAAGGTGGTCCCGTGCCCATCGCTCTCGCCCACCTCCAAATCAAAATAGTGCAATCACAAACACTAGAATAAGAATCGAGGATGAAATCGAGGATGAAATCGAGGATGAAATCGAGGATGAAATCGAGGATGAAATCGAGGATGAAATCGAGGATGAAATCGAGGATGAAATCGAGGAGATGGACTCCCAATAGGGTGCAAAAGACAACTGACGAGCCCAAGAGGACCAGGAAACTCACCCATTGCTCTCGAAACGTATTGATGGTAAACTAGCCTTATCAATTTTGCGAGTTCAATGGCCCGCGCCCGGAGCAATACTATGATCACCGAATCAGAACTGAAAGCATGTCGGCTCGCGTGGATCTCTTTCAAGGTTCCGAGTAGAACGAACAACGGACCAGAGTTGATGGACGACGGAGTGAGATATCTTCGTCTGTCGAGCGAGCAGGTTACTGGAGTGGTCAGAAAAGCGATGCTGTTGAAAGCTGGTGAAGTGCTGAGCGCGAATTTACCTCAGGGCGTTTTCGAGGTTATGGTCGTTTCCTTTGGGCTATGTTGGAATCGACTCAAGTAGATTCCTCCTTGAATAACGAGAAAATTCATACTTGCAAGAAGGCTCAAATGAAAGTAAAGGTGAATCTGAAAGGAATCGACGCAGTATATTCCTCTACAAAGAGATCAATAACCATGCCTCCAACAGAAGTCATAAAGACACAGTTTCCAGGACCAGGATTTAGAACTGTAGAGTCCACTCTCGAAACGTCGAAGACTCTTGGTATGACCGACATCGTAGTCGTCGGCTTCGATCGACATGGTGATTTCGTGCTGAAGACGTCTTCCATGCAACGAAAAGACACTCTTTGGCTGCTCCAAGTCGCGATTCAGAATACGATGAAAGATCAATAGCACATGGCTTTAGATCAATATCCTGATAATGTGATCTGGAAGCCACAGAAGGGGTCGCAAGAGGCGTTCCTTTCTTCTACTCCGATCTTTGAGGTCCTCTTCCAGGGATCACGAGGCGGTGGCAAGACAGATTCCCTTCTGATGTCGTTCGGGATGCACGTTGGCAAGGGATTTGGAGCCGGTTGGAAGGGCGTCTTGTTCCGGCAGACCTACAAACAGCTTTCAGATGTGATTACCAAGACAAAGAAGTGGTTTCCGCAGATTTGGCCTGGAGCAAGATTCAACGGGAGTGAACATAAGTGGGTCTGGCCCTCTGGCGAAGAACTTCTGCTTCGTCAGTTCAAGCGGGACGACGACTATTGGAACTATCACGGTCACGAGTATCCATGGATCGGTTGGGAAGAACTTTGTAACTGGCCTGATGACACTGGATACAAGAGAATGTTCTCGTGCTGCCGGAGTTCGACTCCTGGTATGCCACGGATGGTTCGTGCGACGACGAATCCGTATGGTCCCGGTCACAACTGGGTCAAAATGAGATTTCTGCCTTCTACAATGAACATGAAAGTTCGTAGGGAGTTGAAGGACGAACGCGGTATTCCTGAGCCGCCTCGTTTGTCGATCTTCTCCCGTCTGGAAGAGAACCTGGTTCTTCTCAAAGAGGATCCTGACTATGTGAACAAGATCGCAGCGGCGGCTCGCAACGATGCTGAGCGAAAAGCATGGCTTGAGGGATCGTGGGACATTGTCGCTGGTGGAATGTTCGACGATGTTTGGGACCCGGCTTTCAATGTCCTTCGTCCGTTCGTTATCCCGGATCGATGGACCATCGATCGGAGTTTCGACTGGGGTTCCTCACGTCCGTTTTCTGTTGGCTGGTGGGCGAGAAGCAATGGCGAAGATGTGCAGTTGAAGAATGGTCAGTGGCGATCCACAGTTCGTGGCGATCTGTTTCGTATCCGTGAATGGTATGGATGGACAGGGAAGCCCAACGAAGGGAAGCAGATGCTGGCGACCGACATCGCTCGTGGGATGGTCGAGAGGGAGATCAAGTGGGGATATCGCATTGCTGGTGATGGATCATATTGCCGTGTGAAAGGTGGAGTTGCAGACTCGCAGATTTTCGCTGCCGAGAATGGGAACTGCATTGCCGTTGATATGAAGACCAAGGTTCGACTCGAAGATGGAATTCGTTACAAGGGAATCTATTGGGGCGAAGCTGACAAGCGCCCGGGATCGCGTCACACAGGTTGGGTGCAGATGCGCCAGATGATCAAGAACGCTCATCCCACCATCTTGGGCTTGAATGCAGAAGAGAAGCCAATCTACGGCCCAAGAGAGAAAGCTGGACTCTACATCTTTGACAACTGTGAGCAATGGATACGAACTGTTCCTGTTCTTCCGAGGGATGAAGACGATCCTGATGACGTTGATACGAGGACAGAAGATCACATTGCCGATGAAACGAGATATCGTGTCCGTTTCGTTGGAATGAAGATCGGTCAGGGGACCACGACTGGAATGAATTAAATAGGAATCGACGAAGTAAATTCCTCCGCAACAACGAGAATAAAAGTCCTTGCCAGATACCTCGGATGGAGCTACGCTGCATTTCAAACGCGGAAAATCTACTGCGTCGATTCCATGGAGACTCGTATGTCGCGGGACATTTCTTCGAAGCACCCTCAATATGTCGCAATGCTTGAAGACTGGATTCTGATGAGCGATGCTTATCGTGGTCAGCGTCAAGTCAAGTCGAAGCGAACGGCTTATCTTCCGGCGACGAGTGGGCAAATTGCCGATGGAATGACGAACACGGAACAGGTGGGATACAAGGCTTACGATTCTTATCTGCGGAGGGCTCGTTTCCCGAACTTCGTCCGTGAGGCTGTCCAGACAGCTGTCGGGATGCTCCACTCCCAGCCAGCGAAGATCATTCTGCCGAAAGGTATGGATGGAATTCGTTCGTCAAAAGGAGAAGATCTTCCTCAGTTGCTACGCCGTATCAACACTGAACAGTTGATTTCTGGTCGTATCGGTCTTCTTGCCGATCTGCCGACTTCCGGTGGGAACATTCCTTACATCGCCACCTATACGACAGAGCGTATCATCAATTGGGATGATGGAACAGTTGAGGGACTTGTTCCGCAGGTGATGAATCTCGTTGTTCTTGACGAATCCGAATACGAGCGTGGGCTGACCTCGTTCACGTGGGAGATCGATGAGAAGTATCGTGTTCTGGTCATCGGCAACGTCGATCAGAACGAATCTGCTGCCGCCTATAAAGTCGGTGTTTTTCTTACCAAAGATATCGAGTTCAACCCAGATCAGTTGAGGGCTCCGTCTCTTCTCGGAAAGACCCTGGAAAAGATTCCTTTCGTTATCATCAACTCGTGTGATCTTGTGTCTGATCCCGATGAGCCGCCTCTGCTGGACCTCGGCGAACTCTGCATGACGATCTATCGTGGTGAGGCAGACTATCGCCAGAACCTGTTCATGCAAGGTCAAGAGACGCTGGTCGTAATCGGTGGAACACAAGAAGAGGACGAGAGTCTTCGGACTGGTGCCGGTGCAAGAATCGATATCAGCAATCCTCAGGGTGATGCCAAGTTCATTGGAGTCACAGCCAATGGTCTTTCGGAACAGCGAGAAGCATTGAAAGACGATCGTGGACACGCTGGCTCCATGGGCGCTCAATCACTTGATAGCACCAGTCGCGAACGTGAAAGTGGCAAGAGCCTCGGTATTCGTATCGCCGCTCGAACAGCCGATCTCAATCAGGTCGCTGACACCGGAGCGAAAGGTCTTGAAACTGCGCTCAAGATTTGCGCCGAATGGATGGGCTTGAATCCAGCAGAGGTTTCTATCGAGCCCAACAAAGAGTTTGGCAATACAGAACTGACCGGCCAGACGATGGTCGAACAGCAGACTGCCCGGAATCTCGGCTTCCCGATTTCCGCTCGCAGCCTCCACCAGATAGCATTCGATCGTGGACTCACGAAGTTGACCTTCGAAGAGGAATTGAGTGCTATTGAAAAGGAGGAGAAGACAGTCTTGAAACGTGACCCTTCTGGTGATCGCAATGGTGACCAAAAGAACAAGACTGGAAACCCGTCTCAAGAGAATCAAAACAACTAGCGTGATGCTGAAAGGAATGATCGATGCCGATCGAATTGAAATATGACAACGAGGACGCTCTGCCGGAAGCGTTCCGCAACGAGACTATCTTCGCCGAACTCTTTACGAGGAACGATGATGGCTCGATTTCGGTGACAGGTGTCACCGGGATGAAGACCCAGAAAGATGTGGACTCTGTGTCCGAGGCGCTTCGCAAGGAACGCAACGATCACAGGCTCACGAAAGATCGGCTGAAACCGTGGGGTGAACTCAATGCTGAGGAAACTCTCACTCAGCTAGATCGCATCCGCGAACTGGAAGCCGCTGCTGGTGGCAAGCTGGACGACGATGCGATCAACAAGATCGTTGATGGCCGTTTGGCACAGAAGACAGGTCCTCTCGATCGTCAGATCAAAACGATCGGTGAAGAGCGTGATGCTCTTACACAGGAGAACGCCGGTCTGAAGAACTCGATCATCACTCGCGATCGCAACGACTCTGTTCGCGCCGAGGCAACCAAGGTGAAGTCTCACGCGACGGCGGTTCCGGACATCGAAGGTGCTGCCTCAGTGATGCTGGAGCAGAACGAAGAAGGCAGGTGGATCACCAAGTCAGGAATTGAAGGTATCACTCCTGGTCTCGGTATTGATGGCTGGCTTCGCGACATGCAGAAGCTTCGCCCTCACTGGTGGCCCGAAAGTGAAGGCGGTGGCGCTCGTGGTGGAAACGGTGGGACCGGTTTCAATGGAGCGAATCCTTGGTCGGCGAAAAGCTGGAATCTCACCGAGCAAGGCAAGGTCTTCAAGGACAGCGCCGACCTCGCTGGTCGCCTTGCCAAAGCCGCTGGGACTTCCTTGGGCGGTCCTCGGCCGAAAGCCTGAAAATTACGCTTGCACCGGAGTCTGAATTGAGTTATGGTGCAAGCATCAACCCGATCAGGGGATCGGTTTCCTCCGACTGAGCAGGGGCTCGTTGTCGGTTTTCCCAAAACGCCAATGCTCGAAAGGAGAATCACATGGCAGCAGGCCCCGCAACTCGCGTGAGCGACGTAGTCGTTCCGCAGATTTTCACTGGCTACGTCCAGCAACTCACGGAAGAGAAATCTCGCATCATTCAATCAGGCATGGCCGTTCGCGATCCCGCGATCGACGGTCTTCTGGCTGGTGGTGGTCTTACCTTCAACCTTCCGTCCTGGCGCGATCTGGACAATGATATCGACCGGGTTTCCAACGACTCCTCGTCGGTGTTCGACACCGCAGACTCCGCAGCGAACGCGGCTGGCTCTGGCAC